GGGTACTGCGAACCAGACGACAGCGTAGATTGGAGTGGTAACGATGGCTGAGTTGCACGTCTGTATCGGGTGCGGGGTGCGCGACACGTCCAGCCGGTCGATGGTGTGTATGGAGTGTCAGCGTCACCAGAACACAAACGCACAGGATGAGAGGGACCACCGGCCAGAGGAATACGTCGGCACGCCTTCACAGGACGACAAACGCCGCACGCTGCCCGGACCGCCGCCAGAGGATGAAATGGAGTTTGACCAATGACCACCGAAATGAAGCCGTTGGAGTGGGACGACTACGGCAACTGCTCTATCGTGCTCCACCCCGATGGGTACATTGAATATCTCGCAAAACCGAACGGGGCGATCCACAATCCGCCAATGGCAGCAACGTTGAAAGTCCCCGGCCCCTACGACGGCACCATCGAAACCGCCAAGCAAAGGTGCGAGGAGCATCGGAGGAAGGGCGTGGAAGTGGAGGCAGGATCGTGAACCAATGCCGCAAGGGTAAACGGGTCGAACGCGAGGCCGCCAACTTCCTCACCGCACACGGCATACCCGCCGTCCGGGGTGCAAGGAACGGCGTGAAGGACGGACAGGACTTGATCCTCCCGCCGGAGTATGACATCCACATCGAAGTGAAGGGGGATCAATCTGTACGCCCCGGCACGAAGGCGATGGAGAAGGCGTTGCAACAGGCGAGTGAGGGGGCGAAGCAGGCGGGGAAGCGTCGCAGTTGTGTTCTATGGAAGGAGGATCGAAAGGGCTGGCGGTTGACGTTCTATCAGTTCTGGGACATCAGCACCGATGAACCAAACGTGACCTGCGCAGAAGCAACATTCTTTCGAGAGCAAGATATCGTTCACGCCTTGAATCGCAAACGCCCTTCGTGACGATTGATGGGGCGTAGACTTTGGACCTTTATGTGTGGCCGGGCGAAGTGTGATGGCCAAACCCGGCCCGCAGTGAACCTCAGTGCTGGTGGACGGGTAGTAACCGTCACTCATTCATCGCCAGCACCGGCCGCCGCGTAGGTGAATCGCGGCACTAGACGAAGCGGGAAGCATCCCGCAGGGAACGCGGCTCCATGCCGCGTGCTGGCGACGGCCAGCGTGTGTGTCCCGCACTTGGCGGCGTTGCGGCTGCCCGTCTGTTTGCAGGATGGATCAATGGTAGATCATCGGCCTCATAAGCCGACCGTTCCGGGTTCAAGTCCCGGTCCTGCTATTGCACACCCCCCGGCCTCTGCTATGCACGCTATCTCTGGGGGGCTTTTCTTTGGAGGGAAGATGGAAATCTATTGCTCATGCCGAGACATATGGATTGACGATGTTCGTCTTTGGGTGTGGGCGAACTTTGCAGAGTGTGACGATGGCATGTTCTGCGCCTCAATAGGCGCGACATTGATGTATGGGTCTGACGCCAAATACGTTTCCCTTCTAGGGCCAATGAAATCATACGACCGAACCCAAGAGGCGGAAATGCCGATTCGCATAAACGGAATCAAACACACTCTGTCGGCGCGTATCACGGATGATGGGGTTTTGGAAGCCGAGTGCGTTCCGTGTGAGACTTGATCCAGTCCAAACACCCACACCCCACCCACTTCCGCAGCGGTACCCGGTACACCGCCCGCATCACCCACCTGATAGGCATCGGCACACCCCGCCACTTCACGCCCAGCCAGCGGACTAGGCCACCAGCCCACACACCCCTAGGACACGCCACACGCCCCGCCACGGGCTTCCCGTCGATGGTGCAGGCCACGGCCCCATCACGCCACGCGGACGGCCCATGCTCGGCGTATGGGCATAGGTGGCACATAGCGGCCACGGCTTGACGGGCGGGGATACTTGAACCACAACCACAACTCACGCCATTCCCTCCAACATCTCGGCTGTCGTCTGTGCTGTGATTGGGTACGGATACGGACGCTCCTCGCCCACCGGCCCACCATCCCACGCCGGGGCGTTCTCGCACCCGACAAGGCCGGAGAGGGTGATACGGTCAACGCCAACGTCGTTCCACGCCTCTAGCGGCTGGCAGGGGGGTAGGTAGTTGCCGGCACTCTGGTAGGTTTGATCCCAGAGGAAGCAATCGCGGTAGACGGTATTGGAAAACGTGCCATTGGCACAGTTGGCGGATTGGGTAAAGACCGACCTGATTCCGTCCGGGCACACGTGATTCTGAGTGAAGCACCCCGGCGGGTCGTCTACAAACCCGTGCGAACCACTACAGAATGGGTAACCGCTGATCGGGGCATGAAGCCGGGAGAGAACATCAAGCGGGATGCCGAATGAGGTGGCATCGGACGGCGCGGAAGGCGATGCGAAGCCCGTGAACAGACTGCCGACGTTCACCCCAAACGGGTGCGTTCCGTTGATGTCCAGACCGCTTCCAGTGGAGTTGAGCCACCCCGTGACGCGGACGAAACCAGACACATTGGTACACAGCGGACTGGTTTCCGCCCCCGTCTCTTGGCAGGCGTAGTCGGCGTACCCGTCAATCTCCAACGTGACTTCCTCGCACACGTGCCCGGCGCAGGTGTTGAAGTTATCGACCTGCCACGACCGCCAACGCCATTGGGCTATGCGCCGGACCCGGAACTTCTTGGGAAGGTTGCACACCACCGGGGTATTGGGGTCACACGCGAACCACTGGTACGGAAGCGTGCAACACCCCGGCTCTACGGGCAAGCACGATTGATCCAAGCACGTAGACGCCAGTGGCTTGCAGACCAATTCCGCCCACGTGACCACCGTTGCACCAAAGTACGGCGCGGGGTACTCCGCTGGCTTATCGCGTGGCCCTTGGCATTGGACCTCACCCGGTCCACTCACCACGAAATAGCAATACCCCCGATAGATAATCAGACGCCCGCCGCTGATCGGGCAGCCGTCCAAGCACGTGAACCCGGTAGGGAACGTGATCCGCCGGGGTATCTCGGGCGGCGCGTCCCCATCGTTGCACAGATCGGCGCGGTTCCATGTTGATGGGGCGCAACAGCGATTGAAACAGGCGACGACCGCAAGGGCGATCTTGCGGCCATTGAGAACGATTCGCCGTCCGATCTGTAAGACTCTCACGGGATGGGTACTCCGCCGCCGCCGGTGTATGCAGACTGGTAGCCACCAAGGATATTGGTGACGTTTGACTGAGTAAGGGTTGCGCCGCCAAGGGCGGCTGATGTGAACGTCGCGGTGTTCCACCACGTCAACGAAGTGCCGCCAACAGTGGCATCCGCTTTCAATCCGCTGGCGTTGAACGCCCCACGAATGACCGCCGTGGTGATGTTGCCTTGCAGGTGCGTCCAGAATGACCCGGCCTCGATGGTTGCGGTAGTGACCGCGCCCGTGTCGTCATAGATGAATTGGCCGCTGCCGCTGGTGGTCACCGTAGTGACCTGTCGGTTACAAGTCACTCGCCCGCTTCCTGTGACGACGACGGTAGTAATCGCCGTCGCGTTGTCCGCGATGGTCACAACGCCACCACTCACGTACAGCGTGGTTACGACCGTGCCGCTACCAATGGTCACGGTACCGGAACTGACTTGCACCTGAGTGAACGTGCCGCCACTTAGAATTGCCGTCGATGGCCCGGTGTGCTGGTAGAGTGCAATGGTGTTGACTGCGCTACCGCCGGTGTTGTCGTTCGCCGCTTGCAGGTACAGCGTGCCACCGCTCATATTGTTCCACACGCGGGTAGACGCGCCGCACTTCAAAGGTGACGCCGTGCTACCAATCGTGCCGGAGAACAGACTGCGAAGGTCAAGATAGGAAATCTGGCCGATGCCAGCGATTGATCCGTCGAAGCCCGCGATAGTCTGCGCCGATTGGCTACTGACGATCAGCGTTGCGGACGTTGCGAAGCCGATGCCATCCGACCATGAAGCCGCGTCCATGTTCAATGCGCCAGCCGTGAGATAAGAGAGTGCCATGTTTAGAACTCCTGTGCGTACATTGCCACCCGGAGAGTTACCCCGGCCTGATCTGTTGAAACCGTCACGATGAGAAACTTGAAGCCGGATACGTCAAGTGCGCCTGTCATATCCGCCGAATTGGTGATGTGCGTGGTGGTTTCTAGGTTTTGGACCCCATCGCCGGGAAAGATGTTGGCGCGTTTGACTGTCAGTTGCCCGGTTGACCATGCGGTAGTGCCGACCGACACGGCTTGCACCGTCGCCGTGCTCATGCCAGACACGTCAAGCACCATCGGCATGCCTCCCTGATCGGACCACCCCGCAGCGTCAAGTTTGCAGATGTATTCGGCGGTTTTGTGGTTCATGGGCACCCCTGAGTAGCGAACCCCTCGATGATCTGGTATTGGAACACCCCGCCAATCGAGAATGCAAAGAACCCGCTGCCGATTGTGGCCGCGATGGTGTCGATGGTGTCGGGATGCCGGTAGTTGTGTGGCTTCACACCCGAGTACGTTGGCGTGGTTCCGTCTGGAAGGTTCAGTTTCACCGTGTACGAAATGCCGCTTGCTGGTCCGGGGTTTGTGCCCTGCACGCTCACGATCACGCCCCATGTTGCAAAGTCGGTAGCCATTAGATTCGATCCAATCCGGGTAGGTTTACCCAACCATTGTGATCCGCCCATGCGGTATAGATGAACGAATACTGCGGTTCGGGCGGCTCCACTCCGACCGATGGTGCCGCGCCGGGAATGGCGACGACCTTGGTGTATGGCGCACGCCAGAAGTTTCCAGCCAGACCCTGCACCGTGATCGGCGGCGGGTACAACTGCTGCTTGGGGTTGCCCTGAAACGGAAGGTCGGCGGGTTGCCGCGTGCCGGGATCGTTGAACCACTCGTACGTGACCTGATCTTGTTCGTTGTCGAATGGCCGGATCATCGGCATGGTGAATTGCCAGTATCGTTGTGACCCGGTAGGAATCTCATGCACCTTGCCAACCTGTTTGGCGATGGTGTATAGATCGTCGAATGACAGGGCGGGGACGATCACCGTGAACTGTGCGACGGCGAAGATTTCTTCAATCTCGAAGTTGGCGGGTTCCCAAATCTTCATCTCGCCAGCCGATGACCCTGACGTAACCACCGTGGGGCGAATCACAAAAGACGGGATCGGCGTGCGGACCTGCTTGATGTTCCCCGCCATCGCGCGGAAGTAGTTGGCTGGCTTGTCCACCCGCTTCTGGAACTTGCCCGCCCCGTTCGATGTGTAGGTCACGTCTACGTCCCAAGTACCGTCTGACTTGGGGTAGAAGCGGTAATTGTCCGCCTTCAACGATGGATCATTGGGGTGCGGGGTGTTGAGTAGCGGCAGACCCGGATCGTTCTGCACCGCGTCTTTCGACAGGTAGTCTGTGGTGAAGGTCCGAATCTCGCGTTTGATCGCTTGCGAGTCAACCTCGGAAGGCCGCGAAGTATTGCGTTCGACAAGATATGGCATCAGCGAACCCCCCTCTGACGCGCGATCATGTCCAGCAAGTCGGCCACGCCTTCAAGTTGTGTTGAGATTCCCGAGATGTCCAACTGCGAGCGAAGGGCATCCGCTGCCGAGCGGGAGGCAGACTCGATAGCCGAGCGGTAGGCGGTTGCGGTTTCTTCCGCCGCTTGGCGTGCCGCGTCCGCTTCCTTGGCCGCCCGCTCGTCGATAACCTTCAACTGAGCGTCTCGCAACTGATTCAGGTAGCCGATCCGCTCCTCAAACGCATACTTGATCGTCGCGTCTTCGGTTTCCGCGATTCTCTGGTACGCCTGTTTGACCTTCTCCTCGAACTCGAAGATCACCTTCTCGCGGTCGGACATACCCGCCATGAGTGCTTGCTTGCGCAGGTCTTCGGTTTCGGCCATCGCCCGTTGGCGTGCCTTCTCAGTACGCTCGGCCTGTGCCTTGTCATACGCGTCCTGTTCCTTGGCCAACTTCTCGGCCTCATCCGCCGCGTCCTTGTCGCGTTTGTTCTTCTCGCGTGCTTCGATCTGTTGGAGTGCCGCCGCGTGCTGACTGTTGATCTGTTCGACGATGGCCTTATTGGACACCTCGCCGAATACCGTTTCCATGAACCCTTCGCGCCAACCGCGCGACGCAACCCGCAACTTCTCGGCCTGCAACGCCGCCTCTTTCGCAGCGTCCGCCTGCTTGCGTAGGGTGTCGCCATCGGCCTCCCCGAACGTGGTACTGACCTTGAACCCCTCGCCGATCTTCTTCAACTCGTCGTTCAGGTCAGCCGCCGCCGAGCGGTATTTCTGGATGCCCTCGTAGCCCTGTGCTAACGCACCTGCGAACAGACCAGCCGCGCCAGCAACTCGCGTAAATAACGACAACGGGCGTAAGGCACTGGCAAGCCCACCCGACGCCTCTGCGACCTTGGCGGTAGATTGTGCCGCTTGCACGTTGGACCGAATGAACCGTTGGCGTGCCTCGTTTGCCGCGTCCAGCCGGACGGTGTAGGAACTCCAATCCATTGCGGCATCGCGCACCGATCCAGCACCACCCGGCATCACGCCCGGCAGACTGATCGACGACGACACTGGCGAATAGCCCGGCCCGCTGATCGTCGAAGTCTGGATCGCAGCCGCCGTTTGCTTGGCTTGCTGTTCGACGCCCTTCAATTTTTGCGTAGCAGCATCCGCTCCCGTGGCCTCAATGCCGATCGAGAGTTTGGCGATTTCCGAGTTAGGTCCGCCGCCGGTACTCAATCATCACCTCACGCAAGGGTGTACGGGCCAGTGCCTTGGATGCCAACGGTTACGTCGATCAGCCCGGTCATTGGCACATTTACCGCAACACTTGTCCAGAAACATGTCCCCGTGAACGTGCGGCCACTCGCCGCCGTGACCACGATGGTTTGGTCCGGGGTGCCGTCTCCGTTGATGTCCCAAGTTGGCTGTCCGATAGTGCCCGCAGGCCATAGGCACGGCAACGTCGAACCCGCCGTAGCCGTCAGCGCACCATCACCCATGAACGAGAACGCCAAGCGTTGCAACTCGGACGTACCCATATTCATCGTGTGGCCGATCTGCGAGAGGAAGGCGTTACCAGCCAAGGATGGATCACTTGCGCCATCCTCCAGCAGTTTGAGCGTCAACGCCGCGTAGGAAGCCGGTGCGGTTGCGGGCGATTCAGTGCCCGGCAACGTCACAGCCGCGTCGAACCATGCGTTGAACGTGCCGGAGAACCCAACCAGCAAAGACGGGCGGAAGTACCGGAACGTCTTATCCGTTTGCGTCATGCTGGTGTAGTCGAGCGCAGCCGCTTGTACGTTCAGTGAATAGTCCTGCACATACGCGGAATACCCACCGCTCGCCCATGAAAGCGTGCCGTTGTTGCCCATCTGCCGGGTCACGCGCGGGTACCGCATGGTGATTGAACCGGTCCACGATTTGAGCATGGCACGGTTGCGTACCGCCGTATCACCTTGGGAAGTGATAACGCCCGTCTCCGACACCATCGTGATATTGACCGTGTGCGGGATACCCGCGCCGTTGGCCCCTGCCGTGGTAATCATCGTGGCAAGATCGGTAGTGCCGACAGTGCCAGCGATGCTGGTGATTGTCCCTTGGATTCCTTCTAATGCGATACCCATGATTCATCCTTTCAGGAAGTGGGGCATGCCCGCTGAATGTGGCACCGAAACACCTGATTGCACTGCATCCATTCCGTCTCGTCGGCGGCCTGAATGTTCGGGCTATCGGCAACCATGTTGCCAACCGTCCATCCGTCGAAGTCTGATGGTGAATAGTCCATCGACCAGTTGTGAAGCCCGTATGTCGGGGTGAAGTCCGCCCGCTTTGTGGCGTTACCGTGGATGCGTTCGATGATCTGTGAGAGCGTGGTGTACGCCGTTGCGCCAGTCGATTTCATGTACGTGGTGCAATTACAGATGACCTGATAGCCCTCGGCCCGCTGGGAGTGTTCGATTGGCTCGGCCCAGACCAAAGCGATGGTCACATACGGCGCGTCGGTTGATTCCGTTTGACCAGTAGGCGGACCACGGAATACCCAAATACCACCAGTCGCGTACCCATCCAGTGTGGTATCCGCGTCCAGCCGCGCCTTGATCGCATTGGTGACAGGAATGAGAATCAAGCGGTGATGTCCTTTGTGAAGGTTTCCGATGCCACGCGGACGAACTCACGGATCGCCAAGTCTTTGGACTTCATAAATCCGGGGCGCATGAACGGCCTCGCGGGGAGGTAAACCGCCTTGCGTAGCAGGTAGTGTGGGATGAGTTTTGGCTTCCGCTTACCCTTCTTCTCGAAGATGATGAGGTTGCCCTTCTTGGATCGAAGGATGAGCGTTTGCGGCGCGACACCACGCGCACCCTTGGCGTTGCGCGATCGCGTCTTGGCCTTGTCGGAAATGGGAATGGTGAGATACCCACCGGGCTTTGCCGTGATCCACCCGCCATCCTCTTGCTTCTTTGCGTAGATGATGGTGGTGAACACGCTGGTGCGTCGTGCGACGACCGGCGAGCGTTTGATGCTGCCAGCCAATCGGCTCGTCTGCCTGTTGGGTGGTTGCCCCGGCGCGGATGGACCACGGGCGGCGTTTGATCCAAACCCCTCTTTGACGCCGTTGACGATGACCTGTGCGGCCACGCCAAGACCAGCCTCGACCGACTTGTCGATCGTGCGGGGCATATCAGGAAGTTTCCATGTGAAGTTGACCTTCACGAATCCTCCACAATATCGAACGCTTGCAGGCAGTTTGCACCCGCCACGTTGCGAGAGATGCCGGTGATTCGGAAACGGCGGGCGACAGGGAACCCCTGACCCTCGATAACCACTTCGCCGTCCTTCTCCAAGGTGATTGCTGACCCGTTGTATTCAAATGGGATCAAGAGCGTCGCGCTGCGAGTGCCCACCAGACGCGAATTAGCCATACCCGTGCTACTGGAATCTTCCTGCACGTTGCACGGGTACGCCGGCAACTGTGGCGAATCGTTCCCGTGAACCGGAAACCCGTTGTCGGTGGTGAATTGCGGCGCGATGTATTGGGCAGTGTGGACGAGCAAGTGCCAAGGTACTGGAACGGTATAACTCATACGACACCCCCCGGCGCGAATGGGCCAAAGAGCATCCCAGCCAATTCAGTAAGCCCGCCGGTCTTTCCGAGCGTGTACGAATACTGGCCGATGGATTCTGATTGCATGGCTGGATCGCGCCGACGCGCCGCGAACATGGCATCGACGTACTGATAGAGAGCGAACTTCAGATCGTCCGTAACCGCCGATCCTGCCACGTACACGATGCTGTAGTTGAACGTGCCCGGCTCAAACGCGGGGCGATACCCGGCGTAGTAGGGCTGCAAACGGTCATACTGCGAGTCCACAAACCACCGGCCCCACGCTTCGTTATAGAAATACAGGATGCCGCGTGTGGCATCGAACGTGTACACGTCAGAATCCAGCACGTAGGTATCTGCCGACACCAGCAACTGTGTCACGCTGGTCACGCTTGTCACCGGCCAGTTGCGAAGTTGGATTGATCGCTGGTCTGGACCGATTGAGTATTTCTCGGTGAGCGTGCCACCCTCAAACGTTCGGCCTGTCAACCGTTGCAATGCCGCCGTCGCCGCGTTGATACAGACACCGATAAACGTATCATCACCACTGCCGGAGATTCCGGCGTACGTCTTGTATTCCGCTGTGGTGATGATCGCCAAGCACGCCCCCGATCAGTTGAGTTGGAGCATTTCGACAGACGCTGACCCGGACACATTTGCGGCGGTGGAGCAAAGCACGAGAATCCAATTCACGCCCAGCGCGTCGCCCGGTACGCCAGTCACGGGTGATACGAACGTGTACCACGGGCTGTAGAGATTGGGCGTGCCTGCCGCGTCTCGGATGTCATTGGTCGCGTCCAGCGTGAGGGTGATGCCGGAACCCGACGCGGAGTTGTCCAGACGGTTCGGTGCGAATGTGCCATCGTTGGCGAAGGCGTTGGAAGTCGGATCGGATTCGGTGTATACGCCGTACACCTGAATCACTGGCGAAGTTGTAACCGTGCCCGTGTATTTGACACGGAAGGCAACCTTGCCACCGTTCGCGCCCATCTCCACCCATCGGCAGTTGGAACCAGCGAACCCGAGCGGGGCTTTCAACTCAGTGCTTGTCGCCGCTGTCGCCTCGGCATCGCTCACAACGGTCACGATGTTCCCGTTTGCCGTGACCGGGACCGTTGGCATGAGTGCCGTCTTTGCATTTGCAGATGTGTACGCGGCAAGTGCCATAAGTCACCTCTTTGCTATCGAGTTGATGGGCGCACGCTCCCATCTTGTTCTCGGGTTTTCGTCTCATAAAACTCCCCCCGCTGTTGCCAGCGAGGGAAGCGGAAGGGTGCGGTACGACCGCGATTAGGCAGTGATGAACAGCGTCTCAGCAACGCCGCGCTCGGTATTCGAGTTGGGCGATTGGCTGATCGGTTCGAGAATCCAAGTGCCGCCGATGAGCGTTGCACCTGCGCCGCCGGTGATCGTGGCCCGCAAGTATTTCTTGCGAACACCACCACACGGGACGAAAGCAACGAAACACTTATTGTCGGAACTTGCCGCCGTAGGCGAGGTGAACCCGCCGCCGGTCACGTCCGACCACGAAGAGTCGTTGTCGGATTCCTGAACCTTGAACGCCGATGCGTTGGCCGCGATGTTGCCAATGTTGACAACCAGCGTGGCAAAGAAGCAGTCGGATACGTTCACACTTGGCCCGTCAGTCGTCGCGCCGGTGGAGTCCACCGGGTTGAACGCGTTGGCGAGTTTGGCATTTTCCAGCATTTTCATGGGTCATTCTCCTGTCTTTGGGTACGTTGGGGTTAGGTGGTCTTCAGGCACACGATGGGGCCATAGGTAGAACCGCGACCGTCACCGTGGATGTTGACGTTCATACGGGCATGAGCGCGGATAGCGATGTCGCCGGTGTCGAAGTAGAACGAATCGCTGGTAGCGATCTGAACGTCCTTGCGAACGCCGAGCATCGAACCGCCCATGAAGTCGCCGAAGTAGAGACACTTGGACGCGGACGCGGAAGCCGTTGGCATGACCTGAGTAAAGTAGAAGGGGTAGCCCAAGAGCGAAGCGTCACCGCCGCCGGTCGATGGACCGATGATTTCCTTGAACCGCTGCAACTCGATGTTCATGCGGATACCGACCTGTGCGTACCACTGGCGGGTACCCATGAACGCAAGGCGAGCGGGGTTGACGTTTTCGACCGATCCGATGATCTTGGCGATGTCGCCGGACACAATCGCCGACCATGCGTTACCGCTGGCGTCGATGTATGCATCCGATGGGAGTGCGTTCGCCAAGCCCAACTGATTGCCGTAGGTAGCGGTACCGTCGCCCAGCACGTAGTCAGAGTCCTCGCGGATCAACTGCGCCTCAGCCACGCTGCTGTTGATGTCATCGGCCACGTTGATAGCCGCGTCGTCGAACAGGTTGATGTTCACCTTGACCAAACATCCAACGTCCTTGGCCGTGAGGTTCACGGTGTCGTACGCGTTGTCGGAGAGTGCGAAGGAACCCGTGGCCGCACGGTGGGCCATCGTGACGATGCCGGTCTTACGCGGCTGCCGCTGAATATCGCGGGTCATGGTGACGACGTTGGCAACCTTGCGGGCCACGCCGTACGTCTCGGTCAGGTAGATCAACTGCGCGACGTAAGACTCGGGGATCAACGCGCCGCCGTTGTAGTTGTGAACGCCCGCCATCGCCTTCTGGACGATTTCCATGTCGGCGCGCTTCTGGTCGTAGTGCTTCTGGCCAGCGGTCACGAGGCGAATCTGAGCGGTAGCAAACTCGGCCTCGTCGGAGTCCGCGTAAGCGGTCTTTCCGAGTTGGGCCTTGATGTCGTACGCCTTCTTCGCCTTCTCGCGCCAGCGGCCCTTGACCATCACCTCGGGTCCACGCCCCGGATCGGCGGGATTGCCAACCGGAGTCGCGGACGGTGCCCGCAACTTCATGGTTGGGGCCTTGGCCCACACGTCGTCAAACTTCAACTTGGTACCATCGGGTGCATCGACCTCATTGGTGTCGATTCCCTGCGATGCCATCCACGATTTCACGGCGGCGGGATCGGTGTCCGACCCGGTATAGCCGTTGCCCTTCAGGGCTTCGATAAGACTCTTGCGGTCCATAAGTCACCTCACAGATTCGATAACGGAACTGACTTTGAGTCAGGGTCCGTTGCCGATGCCGTGAGGGACGATTCCGCCGAGATTGCTCAGGGCCTATCGCCGACCGCCAAGGGTCAACTCCACCGAGACGCGACTGCGGCTCAACAGAGACGCAACCGCTTCATGGGCAACTGTAGCCGTTTGACTTCCCGGCTGTCGATACCCAGTGCATGAGTATACATGGTGTTCACGTGCCCGGCGCGGATTACGTCCTCGATTCGGGTACGCGACTTGGCCGCCACGGGCGTAACCGCCTGCGCGTAGCAGGTCACGTTGCACGGCATGGCGGTGAGGGAGATTTCTAGGAACCGCCACTTGCGGACGATGGACCGTGCCATTGGGAACCGCTTGGATTCCTCTGGCGTTGGGCTACCCCAATCGAGTGCATCGAACCCGATGGACACGCCGATCGTGCCCATCTCCTGAATGGTGTCGAAGACCGATTCGCCAAAGGCGGGATTGGCTTTGGTCAGAATCTTGGCGCGGAAGTCCCAGCCGGTGTGTACCCCGTTGGCCATCATCGGGCGAAGGGTGCGAATCTTGCCCAGCACGCTGCCCATGTCATAGCGGTGATCGACGTACAGAACACGGGTTTTGTCGATATACCCGGTGTCGGCCCCTTCCGGGAGTACCACTTCCTCGGATTCATCGACGGCGTTTGTGGTAGCGATACCCCAAATGTCCCGCTCCTCGCTGTCGGATTCGACCTCTTCGATGAATCCACCCACCACCCCGACCGGGCCTTTGATAGACGCGGCGGCGTTACGGGCCTTGATGCAGTCGATGAATGAACGCGGTTCTAGTGTTTCAGTTGGCATCGGGTGTCACTCCAATCACAATGCACGCACAGTTGGGGTGTGCGGGTTCGTTCTGAATATCCCATTTGGCGGTAAAGGTTCGCACCGTTCCGCTTTCGTCTACGTAGGTGAGCGATTCGCCCGCCCGCATGAACGGCACGCCGGGCGGAACAGCATTCTTCCCGTAGGTGGCCACGATCTTGTCCACCAGCGCAAGGCAGATAGGGCACGCGGACGCCAAGGTGTCCCAGCGTTTCTCTTGCCCAGCCTCTTCGATCTGTTGGACCGCTACCCGGCCCTGAATGTTGGCCACTTCAGTACGGGCGATGACCGCCGCCCGGTCCTCGTTCACGCCCGGCCCCATGATGTCCTGCACCGCCTGCCGCGCGTTGCCGGTTTCGGCTGCCTGCTGGACGATCTGGGAAAGTTTCTCATTCGTGGTATTGGTCAATTCCTCGATGATGAGGCGGGTACGTTCGCCCGCGTAGACATTGGATTGCTCCGTCACGGTCTGGGGACTCATGGACTCGCCGATAGCGGCATCACGGTACCCCTCTGCAAAGTAGCGTTGCAGGATGCCCTGCAATTCGGCTTGCATGAGGGAGGGAACCTCTGTAATGCCCACGGCGGCCATATCCGCCACCCGCTTCAGCCACCCTTCCATCGCCGCCTTCAATGCGTTTTCCAAGGATGCCAACTTCTCGACTTCCTTGACTCGTGGGCCTGAATTGCAGCACCCGCACGGGCTGTCGTAGAAGCCAACGTACTTGGCCTTGGCTTCCGGCTTTGGCTTTGGCTTTGTCTCGGGCTTTGGTTCCGGCTCGGGTTCCTCTGTCTCTTCTTCCTCAGTCTCCGTCGCCGCGTCCGCAACTTCCGTGGGCAACGCGACTTCTTCCATCGGTTCTCGGCCCAATTCCTCGCGCAATTCGTTCACGCTGATCGCCCCGGCCATCTTCAACTGAATCAGCGTCTGGACCTTCTTCTCTTCGTCCTCGGCTACCGGGTTGTCATAGGCAAAGAAGTACCCCTCGGTTTCCATGCCATCGAACATCGGGATCAACAGATTGGTCAGGTCGTCCGCGTCGCGCTGCAAGCGTGGGAGGATGCCGTAACGCATCCACGCCGGATCACCAGCGGCGGCGGCGGCAAGCGAACCCTCATTCGGGCGAACCACACTCTCGGGAATGTCATACGCGGCCCAGATGATCTTGGCGCATTCAAGTGCCCCCGCCGTGTATTCCATGTCGCGGGGCTTGATCGCCAGTGGGGTAATCTTGGACCCGCTCGTGACAAGCCAATTACCAGAGTTTCCCGGACCTTGGACCTGTCGCTTGACAGATTCGATTTGCTGATTCATTTTGTCAAGCGGCGTGTTCGCGTCGAACTCAACATGGACCGGCGGCATACCAAAGTTTTTCCACCGGGCCTGTTCGCTGATCGTCGCCAGCGTCAAGAGTTGCGCGTAGGGGAAGATGTCAGAGATAGGCGAACGCCCGGAGTATGGGTCGGTCGGATCGGGTGCGAACTTGGAATGGAAGATCACCTCTCGCGGGTACAACTTGGCGATGGTCATATCACGCCCGTACAGATACCCCTCTAGGAATTGCTCGTCGCCAGACTTGCCAATCTTCGCCGACACGTATTGGGGCAACAGCGGGATCATCGCCATATCGCTGCCCTGATCGTCCACCAGCGTGTAGGAATCGCCAACGATGTCTTTGGAGATGAACCGCAAGTACGCGGTATCGGCGGCGGTGTAATACTTGCTCGGCTTGTTCAACAGGTCCAAGATTTGGTGGCTCTCAATCTCAACCGCCCCGAACCGTGCCATGTTCGCCGCGTCGCCGCCCATTTCCTTCAGGCGTTGAATCTCGCGCCGCTTGATCTTGCGGCCCTTCTTGCTGGTATCCGCCGAGTAGAGGCGCAGTTTCTGGCTGGCGCACACACTGGCGTTTTTGCGGGCGCAGATAGACACCCAGTGCCCGAAGAAACTCATCAACTCCTGATGCGTTCGCCGCTCGGACCACATACGACCCGTGGTGTCGGCGGCGGTAATCGTGGTGTTCAGCCACGGTAGATTGATACCGCCCGACGTATTGACGGTGGTGGTCTTCACGCTTTTGCGGGTAACCT